TAACTTTATCTAATTTAGCCATATCGTTAATTGATTTATCTACCACTTTGAATACAGCATCATAGTCAACAACACCATCGATAGTATTATCATCTATTAGCTTTTGCAATAATTCTTTTTTCATATTACTCCTCTATTTTTAAGATGTGAGCCATCTTACCCAGTTTTGTCATATGAGGTCTAGCAACTCATTCACCCTATTTAAGTTATAGGCAACTATGCGTGTCTTGTAAACGTTAAGAAGCATCTACAATTAATTCTGTCCTTAGGTGGCAACTGTGGATCACTTGGATATAACCCACTTCCTCCACCAAACATTTTGAACTTATTTTTTACAGGTATAGGTTTTCTATCAGACATAACAACGTGACTGGCTTGTATTTTACCTTTCCTATCATTACGTACTTTACTATCTCCCTGTGAGTTCCATTTCTTATGTGTATAACCCATTAACAGATGTTGATTAAGTTTAGTGTTCTCTGCTAAGTCGTGTAACTCCGTATCTACTAGCCTACGTACCCTGAAATCTATTTGTTCACCGAACTTGGCTCTCATATCCTTACGTATCTCTGCGAACGTCTTAGGGCGTTTTATATCCTTAAACTTAGGGTCTGTTACTACTGTGATACGTGTATTGATTTGTCTCTTTAATTCTTTTGCTATCGTTCTACTAATGTTGTTCTTGATCTGTTTATTAACACCGATTATATTAACTCTATTTGCTTTTAATGATTCTTTGATAAATGGTAAGTTATTATTATAGTATTTCCTAACCATTGGTGCTACAAGTTTTTCAACATTGTTCAATGATGCAACCTTACCAGTTAATATAGCAACTGTTATAGTATCCACTTTAGCTGCAAGTGTTTCAGGCTTAGTAACTGGGTACTTATCTAAGAGCGTTATCAACGGTGCTAGTGTTTTTCTATCTGTAGCACTAATCCCTTGATTCTCTATTATGTTTGTTATACCACTTAATACTGCCATATTATATGTTTGTCTTACATATGCACTTTTATTAATCACAATACTATTCAATGCTTTCTTTATTGCCCTACTTCCTATTGCTTTACCGTTAGATGCTTTTAGTGATTCAGTAATAGCCTTATCGAAGAATCTTTTATATGCTATAGTGTTGCTCTTTATACCTCGTTCTATAAACGCATCATTTAGTTTATCTATTATCGCTTTCTTTTGTTTGGCACTTGCCATTATTCTACATCTACACTATCTTCTTCGGTATCGTCTGTATCCTCATTACCATCTGGGTTGTTTTCGTCTACTTCATCTTCGGTAATAGAAAATCCAAACTCTTCTTGCTGTTTCTTCTTATCTGCATCTGCTTTAGCAATCTTCTCGGCTGCATCCTCTGGGCTAAATCCTCTTTCAGTCCAATACCAAGCTCTTTCTTCTAACCCAGCATCTATTACTTTTCTATCATTCTCTTTAAGACTTTCATCATCTTCTACAATGTTATCTTTATGAATAACCGTTATATCTTCTCTTGTAAATTCAGGTACATTTGGTAAGTCTGTTTCTGCATTAGATACCTGTTTCCACATTATCGCTAAATCTTTGAATCCATCACTATTGTTTTGTTCATATAATTTAATAGTGTTTGCTGTGTCACCTTTTTGTATCTTAGCTTCTGTAGCAGTACCGAACGATTTACCATCGAATCTAATAGCACCTGCTTGTATTCCCATTGCAACGGACACCATATCAAGCCCCATATTGAAAGCCATCAACTGGTCTTGTATTCTTAGTTGAGGTGCAAACGCTTTAGGTTCGTAACTCTCTAATCCACTCTCGCTAGTGTTATATACCATAATCTCTGGTGCATTTGGATCATAATGTCTATATGTTTTATTGCCTGTATAATCTGGTATTTCTTCTGTAGCACCCTCTGGTACTTGTACTTTCATTGAACCATATACTATCTCTTTAGATATAACATCAAATGCTTCATCTACTAACATCAAATCATCTATAGCATTAATGAAAGCTCCTAACCCCTCTGGACTGTTCAAGTCTTTATTGTTCTTAATAGGGTTCTTGATATATACGAATGTCGGCACTGTCATCTTGTACTCTTGTTCTTCTATATCTATTGCTTCACCAAATATGTGCGGTATCAGTTGAGTGCTTTGTCTAACAAATCTACCTGATGAATTAGAACGATACAAGTCACTCTTAACTCCTCTAGTCTCGCTATCTATCTCATAATGCCATTCTAACAAGGTATAGTTCACAGGTTTAAGTTTATTGCTCATACCTGTTTTTTCCATCTTTACAGTGTTAGTTATGAATACTGCTTCATTAGGTTTATTCTGTTTACGTGCTGTTACAAATCCTCTATCTGCAGTTATATACTTTATCTTAAACTTACTTTCCTTTTTGAAGAAAGAGAAATATCTTCCTCCTAGTTGAATCTGTGTCTCAAACAAATCCTTTTCATTACGTGCGAAATCATTATCATCTAGCATCTCTTGAAAGTCTTTTGTAAAATCTTCATCCTTGATAGTGATAGATGGATATTCAGCATATGTATTTCTTACTAAGTATTCACCTATTATTACTGGTAAGTTTGCTGTCTTTCTAATTAGATTGACACCAGCTTTAGGTGAGTAATCGTGATAACCTGCATATCTTCCAAACTCTGCATTTACATTGGCAAACTGTTTCATAGTCTTGCCTGATACATACCCTTGATATATCAACTTCGCTAACTGTCTATAATAGTAACTTCTATCATAGAAATCTGCCATACTCGATATACTATCTTTAACCGTTACCATATTTCATCACCTCTTCATTTTGCTATACATAATAATTGCTTTCTTGATCCTTTTCATATACTTCTTGAATCCGTATTCCATTCCATCTAATGAATCTATATTTGCTTTACCATCATCTATTCTTTCGCCTTTATCGTTTCTCTTAGCTTGTGATATTGCTTTCTTCAACGCATACATTGATTCGTGATTACTGAACTTACAAGTCTCTGCACCTAGTTGAAAGTTAAAATGTTGTATTCTTTCTTCAATAGCACTCTTTATAGTTTCATCTTCTTTAATCTTGTTTACCTTATACACTCGTAACCAAGTAATACGTTCTGTCTTTAATCGATTACTTATCGTACTGTAGAAGAACTTGTTAGCACTATCTACATATACTTCTATACGACACTTAAACTCTTTATGCCATTCATACATACATTCGAAGAAGTCGTTAGTGTAATCATTAACATCTTTCTCTATACCAACCTTACCTCTAGCACCTAATGTTAAGAATGGTAATCCCTTTATTACTTTGGTTACGCTATTCTTGTGGTAGTAATGCCTAAGATAATGTTGTTTTCTAAAGTTTTTAGGGAACGATTCTAAAGTCCACGATGTAGCATCTGTCTCCCCATAATCCACTCCACACGTTAAGAAGTCATTATCGTACTCTTCTGCGTGTGTTAATCCTACGTGCTTATTTTCATCCCATTTCTTATACACTAATCCTTTTAACCTAACAGGTTTATTCAAGTAAACGTGATTATATAAATCTTCATCTACCAATTTAGTCATTTCAGCTTCTTTGAAAAACAACTCTCCTAAGAAATGTCTAGGTACTGTTAAGTATGTTGTATCAGTATGTATGAAATCAGGTCTCATTAACATCTTATCTACCCATTGATATATCCAATGGTATAGGTCTTGCGGTGCGTTCCAACTGTATAGTGTTATAAACCAATCATCATTACCTCTTACAAACGTAGCATTGATATTTGCTATCTCTTCTTCATCTGCAAATTGAGTAAGTTCTTCTAACCATATAATCTTGATCGGATTATACTCGTCTATCATACCTTTAATATCATCTATTGATTCAATACCTGTAAAGTATATTGTGTTACCTGTCGGCTTGTATGTTATCTCAGGTGGTGCTAGTGTGTATTTTAAATCCCCTTTAGGTACTCCTAACCTTTTAAATGCTCTTAATATCTCTTTAAACACACTTCTACGTATCTTGTTACCGTGTTTACGCATTACTACTGCACTTATGTTCTCTTCGGCTAATATGTGATATACAACCTTTAATGCGTTCTTAGATGTCTTTGTACTACCTCTGCCACCCTCGTCTGCTTGATGTGATTTCTTACTATTGAATGTAGCGTGAAAGTGTGGTGCAAGTTCTTCGCTTAATCTAATATCACTTTGCATCTGGTAAATCATTCTCTACTATTAATATTTTTGATGAAGTAGTTATATCTAGCTCTACTTTATCTTGCCACTTATGGTTGCATTTCAAGTCAAACATAGCTCCTACAGCATACTTACCATACAAACTTTCTTGCTTGTATGCGTAGATTCTTTCTTTAGCATTCTTTATAGTCGCAAAGTATTGCTCTTTACTTTCATAGTTTCTTAGGGTTTCTGTACACGTTCCTAAGTAGATTGCCAATCCTCCAATAGTATAAGCCTTGACCTGTTCCCTTATGGATTCACCGTACTCGTATTCTTTTTCATTAGTAGGCGCTTCTGGATTAAGACAAGTTCTCTTATACATTTCTGTACCGTAAGAATCACGCTTGTAATCCCAACAACTATCAAAATAATCATTTATCTTTTTATTTAATTCTTCCACGTTTG